CTGTGCTCCGGTGTAGTTGCTGCTGAATGTTGAAGATCGGCCAACCTGGGCGCATCGTAAACTCTAGCGGCCACGGGTTGCCTTTGTCGTCAATGATGACCGCAACATCCACGAACCCAATGTGCCCGCTGCGCACCAGATAGTCCTCCAGCGGCTTGAGCACTTTGTCGGCCAGCTTGGACTTCTCGGTGTAAGTGACGACAGTCCCCATTTCGCCTGTGTTCGGGCCTTTGTCGTCGTTCATCAGCTTCTTGTGCTCGAAGTTCTCGCACCAAGGGCTTGCAAACCCGCCCGGCCCGACCCATGCGCCCACGGCCATTTCGATGCCGGGTTGGAACTGCTGCACGATGAACGCGGGGACGTGCTTACCGGTGCGCTTCCACTTTTCCAGCATGTAGACCATATCTGCCGGCCCTTTGCTGACGTAGGACAAGCTGCGGTCTGCGTCCCCAAATGGCTTGGAAACGTAGCGCCCCATATTGGCCTTGACGTAGGCGATGGCCTTGTCGTAGCTGGTAAACGTCTCGCCTTCGATGAGCGGTATGCCGTGCGCTTTGAGCACATCCATGCCCACCTGCCGGTTTAGCTCCCACTGCGCAGTGAAGCTGTTGGCCCCGTAAATCGGATACCCGCGCTGTCGCCACTTGTCCAGGTCGGCCATGTAGACCGCATTGTCTGGCAGGAACACCAAGTCCGCCCAATTCATGTGCTGCTCCCAATGCTGCACCTTCTGGACAAGATGATCCCCAACAGTAATCATCCCATCGGGCTTGTTGCGGATGAACCACCGGACTTGTGCGCCCTCGGCCATGCTGCGTAGACAAAAGTCGAGCGCCAACGCCGACGGGTCGATGACGAGAATTTTCATTTGGAGGGCGCAGATGACGGATCGTATGAAGAAAAGGACGGAAGTGCTCCGGGTAAGGTAGACACCATCGCTCGATTTCCTGCCTGAATGAGCTTCCCGGTTAAAGGGTCAACCATCTGGCCCGATTCTAGTAGTCTTTGTCCCATTGGCGACCCATACAATGTGCGTCCGGCTGCGCCGAGGCCAACTGCAGTGCCGATTTTTGGGAGAACGTTGAAAGACCCCAAAGACAAATGCACTGGCGCCCCCGCCGTATGCGCGCCGGCCAGGAGCAGGTTCAGCATTTCAGCGTCCCCTTCCTCTCGCGCCTGCGGCACAAGGTTTAGCTGCGCAGCGCGTCGCACGGTCTGCGTCAACGGATCATCGGTGATGAGCGTCTTTGCCTGCGCACTTGTAGATTTTGCGTCGTTCATCGCCGCTGCCCACACTTTGACGGGGTTGATCTTGCCGGTCTGCAAAAAATTTATGTCATTGGCTGTTGCATCAAGAAGCAACGCATTGGCGCGATATTGGTTGTTAAATGTTCGGTACGCCTTGTTAATGTCGGGGCTAAACTGTTGGACAGGTAGCTCTAGCGCGTCGATGACCGAGCTTAGCTGGCGCTGGACGTTCGGCTCTTTTTGCGCGTAGCGCATAGCTTTAAGTTGCCGCACAATGGCGAACCAATCTTTTGCAGGAATAGGCTCTCCGTTTGCGGCGGCCTCGAACGCTTTTGATAATCCCGTAGCGCCTATAACCTCTTCGGCAATAGCCGGTTGCCTTTCCACCAAACTGCGCACAGCAGACGCTGTTGTTGTTGGAATTTTGACCGTCTTTCCGGCGAGTTTTGACGCAAATGCGTTCGAGATGGCGCTGTTTGCCTGCGCCAAAGAGTCGCTATCGATTTTGACGCCTTTGGGGATGCCGGCCAACTCCCCGAGCGTCTGCTCATAGAGGTTGTAGTTGTGCGCGGCTGCGGAACCTTTCCCCGCGTTGATAAGCTGCTGCGCACCTTTGCCGAAGCCCGTTGCCGCGCTCGGCATGATCTTGTAGCCTTGCTCTTTAGCCTCTTGGATGGCACGTTCGGCGGCAGGCGTTGCTGCTTTACCTCCTAGCAGCTTAGATAGCCCGGAGCCGACGCCGCTTAGTACGCCGCCGGCTGCTGCACCAACTTCGGCGGCTTGGTTTTTCTCGCCTTGAGGCGCTGTTAGGTACGACTGCAGCCCGCTAAGAGCGGCTTGGCCTGCCGTTCGCATCCACAAGGCACCCTTGATTTCGGGCTGTGCCAGCATAGTGAGGGCTTGTGTCGTCCCTTGGCCGAGCGCCTGTCCAGTCGGTGAACCCAAATTGCCAGCGGCTTGCGCCTCTTTTTGCGCATATTGCTGCACTGCCGGGATAGGGATTGATCCTACAGCGTTCCAGAAGGGCACGTTCATGCCGCCTACGACGCCTTTAGCGCCTTGTATTGCAGTGTCCAGCCAATTGTGCCCTGCGGATTGCGGCGCGGGTGTGCTCGGCGGCATGACGGCTTTACTGCTCGGTTGCGCCCCCGGCGTCGGAGGCGCAGGCGCGGCATCAAGACCGACGTAGATAGGATTTTTTGCCGCCGCGCTACTGGCGCTACTGGCGCTACTGGCGCTACTGGCGCCACTGGCGCTACTGGCGCTTGGGGCAGGCGTAGAACTTTGCCTCGGGGCAGGCGCGTCGGTCAAACCAACATAAACGTCCGATGCCGCCATGCTTTACTCCGGGTAAATTCTGTGCGCGATTAAATACCGCTGTGCGGCGTCTGTGTCGCCGTTAAAATGCTGTTTAGCGTAGTCCGCAAAGGTTTTACTGTCCATTAGCTTAAACCCAACATATTGAGCCGCCAAAGGTTTATTTTTTGCGGCCTCAATAAGTTTGGACTGCGGCAAGCTCTGGTAGTATTGGAGCGTGTCTTGAAATGCGTTTCCTGCCTGCTTCGTGCCAAATTGAACCGCGTCGGCAACCCCGTTTATCGCAACGCCTTGGGCCGGGTCGAAAACTTTCTCTGCGCTCTTAAACGCATAGCCTGTCATCTTACCAAACCCCGTTACAATCCCGTACTCGCGGGCCATTTCATTGACTAACGCGTCGTATTGGGCCACAAGTTGCCCTTGTGCGGAACCCGTAGGCGCAAGTTTTCGGTCAATTATTAACCGCCCTTTGTTGGTTGTAGCGATGCCGTTTAATTGCAACTGCTTGGCAATCTCTTGGACTTGGTCAAACTGTTTCTCCAACGTTTTTGCGCTAGTCTGAAATTGTGCGTAGCGGTTTTGCAACTGCGTAGCTGTAGCTTGGCTGCTTTTAGCCTGCTGGCCGATGGCGGGAATAGCGCCTGGGGGCAGCCCTAGCTGTTGCTGCAAGTTTGCTTCTTCCCGCCGCGCAGCAACCCCTTGGGGGCCGCCGACGGGCAGCTTCCCGCCGCCAAGCCAGCTTTGGATAACCTGTTGCTGCATCCCTGATAGGTTAGGGTTTGGTGAGTTTGCGTCGGCCGCCTGCGGAGCAGCGCCTGTCGCTCCAGCGTCGCCATCAGAATAATAGCGTGCCTTAGCATTATGTTCGTGGGCCTGCGCTTCGGCTTTATCAATCTGCGATGGTAGCAATGCGTCGTCGTGTTGATTTTTCTGCTGCCGCAAAAGCGCGTTCACGGTCTTGAAAAAATCCGTATCGACCAACCCTGCGGCGCGGATTGCGGCATCGGCTTGCTTTGTTAGCGTCGGGTTAATCATGCTCATCGTGAGGCCAAGCTCGCGGTCGCTCATGTTTGGGTGCGCCTTGAGCAAATCCGCAGCGGTTCGAGCAGCGAGGTTAATGGGCTGGTTGTTCTGAATGAGCGCCATCATGCGCCCATAAGTTCCGGGTGAAAGCGGCGAATCAGCATCTTGACCTTGCTGCGTGGGCTGCGTGGGCGGGGCCGCTGCGGGCGTCTGCCCCACACCGCGCCGTGCCATGTCGAGCAAGACACTCGCCGCAGCGTTCGGACTCATCTGCTTCGCTTTGAGCGCAGCGGCGACTTGATCCGGGGTCGAAATGTGCCCAAACTGCTGCTTCGGGCCGAACGTAGGAACTGACTCTGCGCCCGGTAGCGGCACGGACTGTATATTTCGAGGCGGAACAGGGGACGCCTGTGCCGTATCTACTGGCGGAAGCGGCTGCTGTGCGCTGTTCTGTCCGGGCACTGGAGCGGGAGCATAGTTATGATCGGGCGGCGGGTTGTCTGCAAGGCTTCGGTAAAACCCCCCTGCGCCTTGCGTTGCAGCTAGGTAGTCTTGGAACTTCTGGCTGTCAATCTGACGCGCCAACGCACTGTTCGCCAGCAGGTTTTCTAGCTGCTGCTGTTGACGCTGGTTGACAATGTCTTGCTGGTTGGCGTCGTAGGCGCCCCCCAGCATGTTGCCAAACCGCAAGTAGCTGCCGATGTTCATTTTTCGTCCTTAGCCCATGTAGGCGAGTGGGTCGCCCGACATGGTGGTGCCTCCGCTGCTTCCGCCAACGCCCGACCCCCAATTTTTAATTGCGTCGCCAACGGCGTTGCCGATTGGCTTGGCGATCGTTGCGCCAAAGGCTTGCGACGCTTGGTTGAGTTGGCCTTGCTGCCCAAGCTGCGAGCTTGGGCTTCCAAGCCCTTGGTATGTGTTGTAGTCAATAATCTGCTGCTGGATCGGCACGTTGGCCTGCTGGCCCATCTGCCCAAAACTGTTCATCATTCCGAGCAGCGAGTTTGCCGAGTTCATCTGCGTCTGGTAGGGCATCGCCGCAGACTGGTTTATCAAATTCGATCCTTGCGTGCCGATGCTCGCCCCAACTGCACCCAATTGTCCCGCAGATTGATTGAGCGAGCCAATCCCGCGCACCCCGGCCAGTTGTCGGTTCAGTAGGTTGTCTTGCCAGTTTTGGTTGAATAGCTGGTTTTGCTGCGCCGCGATCTGCGCACCAGCTCCGCTCATACTTAACCCCCGCGCGGCGAGGTCTGCGTTGACTTGGTTTGCGTTCTGCGCCCGTAGGTAGTTGTAAAGCGGGCTTTGCGGGTCGAAGGCCGACTGAATAAGTTGATCTTCTAGCCCCGGAATACGGCCCATTTGGCCGTAAAGCTGGTTTGCTGCGTTGGCTGCCTGCGAGCCTTGCTGCATCCCATACTGCGCCGCCTGCTGCGCGCCAGAAAGAGCTTGGCCGTAGTAGGGGCTGTAAAGCGCTCCGTATACGGCGTTTTGCGCGTCCGGCAACACCTGCCGGTAGGTGTTGTTCGCCCCGATTTGCGGGATCAAATTCAGTTCGTTGCCCGCTGCTACGTCTAAGTTCGGCGGAAGGTATGAGCCGCCCTGGTAGCCACCTGACGAACTGCCGCCGCCAAACAGGGCGTCCCCGACAACGGCTGAGGCGACTCCGCCGATAAGTGGCCCCGCGATTGCGCCGATAAGAGGCATGTCAGTCTCCTTGTCCGATTATTTCTGGATGACGACTTCGTCAACCTTGGCGGGGTCAGTCTCGTCCGTAGCGTGGATGCAAAACCAAACAGAATCTTCGAGCGCCATGATGCCGTGGGAAACCCCCGCGCGGATGGTCACGGCAACCGGGGCGCGGTACAGTTGCCGTCCTTCGGGTGTCTCCAGCACTACCGCACCCTGCGCTAAAATGCTCAAGTGGTCATACTTGTGCTTGTGCGTCAACGCAATCGCCCCTTTCGGCAGGAGCATCTGCTTTGCGTAGACCCCCGACGAAAAATGATGGATTGTGTCCCGGTCGATCTGTTCCTTGAGTGAGATCATGGTTTCAAGCTCCGTGCGATTTTTTCTCCAGACCTGCCCACAATATAACCGCCTACGCCAATTTTTAACAGTGCCCACATATCGGGCGGCAGCGTCAAGGGCGGCTCGGTCACTCCAAACCACTGCGCAACAGGCAGCACAAGGTAGTTCACAACGATGATCGCCGTAAACGACAACATCAGGATAGGCCGCCAGTTCGCCGCGAGCCAGGATTCTGACTTCGCCTCGGCCTGAATGTCGCCTGCTTGGGCGTTGACGACCGCAGCCTCGTAGTCCAGATTCATCTTGGCGAGGGCTTCTTCGTGCTCCGCCTGAAGCTGAATGATTTTGGCCGCGTTGGTCGGGTCTGCGGCGATGGCGGCGTTCACTGACGCGGGGTCATTGTTCGTTCCAAGCGCCGAAGCGATCAGGCTGCCCACTACGGCACCCGCAGGGCCGCCAAGTGCCGTGCCGAGAATCGGCGCAACGCGGCCAACTGCGTGACCAACATCTGCCCATGTTAGACTCATCGTTGCGCTCCTAGTAAAAGATTGCGTGCAATCCGGTTCGCCCACCCGCGCCCGAAGGTCTGCCACGAACTAAGCGACGTCAAGTAACTTAGCCGGTAGCTGTTGAACCGCATGATGACTTGCAACGGGTCGGCAGCGTTCACAGCGGCAATCGTTACAGGGCCAATAATGCCGTCCTCCGGCACGCCGACTGCTTTTTGTAGCCACAGGGCCGGCTGGCCGCCATTATACGCCGCATCAAACACTTGGAACGCAATGCGTGGGTCGAATTTATCGCACGAGTAGGCGTCCCAATATCTCGCCTTGGCAATAGCCTTCGCCGTTTCCAGCGGCAAATCCTTCATTGCGCCTATGTAACCATACGCACGGGCTACGCGCTGCGTGATGCCCCACATTGTCTCGCCGCCAGGGTCGGCAGGGTTGCTGCTGTATCCCCCCTCGTTGCCGATGAGGGCGGTAAATGCGTCATCGAAGGTTGACATGGTTCAGAACGAGTAAAGGAGCATTAGGACGTACTGCCCTTTCCATAGCGGGGGCCAGGGGTCGTCGCCGTGGCCGGCGAAGCCGTGCTTGTCGCTATAGTAAGACAGGGCAGCGGAGAACTGTCCATGCCGAAGGGTTAACCCTACCATGTGCCTGAGCGACCATTGTGATTGGCTAACATTGATCGGTGAGATTGGCCCGGTTTGCGCAAATACACCGGGCGATACTTCTGCCGAGGGATACCAGTTTGGGACTGCGAGGCTCCATGTAGCGTGGTAGAGGAACGGCCCTGCCTGTACGCCGAACTGCCACTCTCCTTGCGTATGCGCTTGAAGGGTTGCTGCGATGCCATAGACTGAGCCAGACCCCATGTAGTGCGCCAAGGGGAGCGCGTTGCCTCGGTAGCCCGAACCAGAATAATTCGCGTCGTTCGGCGTATCCCATGAGTCAACGGAGTAAGACCCGAGGGACACCGCGTTGACGTGCCAAGCAACATTCGGTGTCAGGTCGTCCGTTACGCCGAGCAAGAACACAGGCGAGCGCAGGTTAAGGGAATGTGGGAAGCCTTCTTGATACCAAACCCCATTTTCCTGCGGAATGGCTCGTGCAGCCCCTGCGCCAACTTCAACATCGATGGCATATGCGGCCATCGAAGCCAGCAACAAAGCGAAGGCAACAGAGAGCAGCTTGGTCATAGCTAACACCCTAGCAGTAGTGTTTGAGTCAGCACAGACTCAACTTGCTTGAAGTCTTGCGTCTGTTGCGCAAGCGCAAGCTGCGTGCCCACCTTGCGGATATGCGGCAAAATTTTGGCTGAAAAGTCTGGATGCTGGCGCATCGTGGCTATATGGTCATAGCCGATGCCGATTGCGTTGGCGAGCAGCATGTTCTCGGCGCGGGCTTTTAGTTCTTCTGCCCACTCGTCTTGCTGCATGGCTTGCTCCATCTTGAGAATGTCAGCGTCCCAATGCTTGCACATAGGCTTGAGTTCTTCGAGCAGGGCGTTGATCTCTTGCAGTTCTCGCTTTGCGCCCTCCAGGTTAAGCTCGAAGTTCTTGCGTGCCGCCTTCAGCTTAATGAGTTCAGCCTGGGCGCGCAAGCGATCCGCTTCAGACGCGGCGGAAGCAACCTTCTCTTGCAATTCCAGCTCGCTTGCTTTTTGCTCAAGGAGACTCGCTTCGCCTGCCGCTACGTCCATTTCAACTTGTTCACCTTGCGCGTACAAAAGGCAGAACGCTGCGTCTGGCGTGTAGCAAGACCCGGCAATGAAATGCCGAAGGGCGAAAGAAGAGTGCTTCCGATGATTGTTGATAATCATTACCAGTTTACTCCGGGGTTAGGCGAGCAGGCAGCCAACTCATATGACGTATAACTCAAGTTCCCGCCAGCAGCAGCGGTGTTTGAGGAATACGTGTAAACGGATGTAGTGTTAAAGACACTGGAGCCGTTATACCCGCCGCCAAAAACGCCAAGCGTGCTGTTGCCTGCGGCAGCTAAATAATACGCTGCGTAGCTCAAGTTCCCGCCAGCAGCGGCGGTGTTCGAGGAATACGTGTAAACGGATGTAGTATTGACGCCGCCGTTCCCGCCACCAAAGACGCCGAGCGTACTGTTGCCTGCGGCAGCTAATCTATAAGCTGCGTAGCTCAAGTTCCCGCCAGCAGCGGCGGTGTTTGAGGAGTATGTGTAAACGGATGTAGTATTGACGCCGCCGTTCCCGCCGCCAAAGACGCCTAGCGTACTGTTGCCTGCGGCAGCTAATTCAGACGCTGAGTAGCTCAAGTTCCCGCCAGCAGCGGCGGTGTTTGAGGAGTATGTGTAAACGGATGTAATGTTAGTGGGGCCGTTGCCGCCGCCAAAGACGCCGAGCGTACTGTTACCTGCGGCAGCTAAATAATACAGTGCAGAACTCAATTTCCCGCCAGCAGCGGCGGCGTTTGATGCGTATGTGTAAACAGATGTAGTGGTTAGACCGCCCCCGTTATACCCGCCGCCAAAGACGCCTAGCGTGCCGTTGCCTGCGGCAGCTAAATTGACCGCTGCGTAGCTCAAGTTCCCGCCAGCAGCAGCGGCGTTCGAAGCATATGTGTAAACGGATGTAGTGTTTAAGACGCCCCCGTTATACCCGCCGCCAAACAGAGCAAACTTTCCAACCTTTGCGACTTGGTTGTTCCACATCCCCCAAGGAATTGAAACCAGCATTTCTTTTCCTTAGTAGGTCAGGAACAGTGAGATTGCCACGTTCGCCAGCGTTGTATCTGCCGAGCTACCAACCTGCACATACATTGCTTCGCCAGGGTTGAACGTCACTGCCGCGCTGGAGGTTGTGGAGAACGTGCCAGACGACGCACCGGCTGCGAAAGTGATTGCCCCGACTGTAGTCAGCGTCGTTGACCCTGCGGCCTTCTTAAGAATGTTGATCGTTTGCGAATTGGTCGCCGTGGCCGTGGCAACCGCGTAGCTACCGGAGCAATTCCCTGGCAACGTAACCGCTACACCAGAGCCATTGACCTGCATCGCGTTAACATAGACTCCAATGTAGGCATTGCTGGTCAACGTGCCCGCAGCCCCTGCCTCAACAATTAGATTTCGTTGTTGGTAACGGGAATCAGCCTGCCCAAGGTTTAGTGCGTGCGCGCTAGCCACCGCGTTAGGCACCAAAACCCCGCTGTTGCTCGTCAGGTCAAGCGGGTTTGTATTAGCCCGAACAAACGGGCCGTTTGGCCCTTCGCCTACAGAAATGACACGCGAGTCAGACGCACTAAACGACACCCCTGTCGTTGGAGTTGACGTTGCCAACAACACAACTTGGTTTGTGTCGTAGTCAGAAGGCCGCGAAGAAATGGATTGTGTAACAGGCAAACTACTGCCGCTGTTACTTATCAAAGTTTGAACCTGACCAAGATTGACCGCTTGCCCGCTTGCCACCGCATTGGGCACACTGACCGGCTTAGTAAAGGCTGGAGAAACGTTTTGAAACACTAGCAAGGAGCCGCCAGTAATGTCGTACTCACCATTTCCGCGCGATGTAAGCTCAATCCAGCCGCCGTCAGAGACGTTGACAGTCGTCGGGCCGGAGCTAGGGGTTAACCCTAATGCTGGAGAGTAAATATACTGGTTGCTGTTACTAGCAACAGAAAATGGCCCTCCAAACCCGAACAGCACAACTTTGCTTCCTGCTGGCGGGTTCGTTGTTGGAAGCGTAGCTGTCGCGTTTTGCTGAACTTGAACCGCACCGCCCCAACAAGTAGACGGCAACGTTCCGGTTGCAAAAGAAGCAATGACTTGGTTGTAGCTGCCAAGTTGGGAAAGATTGACCGCTTGAGTTGGCGACGCTGCGTTCGCTACGGCAAATACTTGCGCAGGGTCGCCGTTAAGGGCCGCATAGTTTCCAGCCGGGGCGTACAAAGAGTTGGCCTGCCCCAAGTTTACTGCCTGACCGGGGTCAACTGCGGGGGCCACAAAGAACGGCTGCGTTGGGTTGCCGCCCGCAGCTAACACATTAGCGTTAATATCTTCAACAAGCTGGATGAAATTTTTTGTGATCGCGCTTGCGTCGATATTTTCACCGACTTGTATGTTGTAAGGGATTGGACGAACAACGCTCATGACAAATCCTTAACTGTTGCGCCCAATCAAAAGACGCTTCACAATAGATTGAAGTGCAGAAGTGCCCAAACTTGCAAGCATAGCGGCGAACGCAAACTCGGCCATACGCGGCATTTGAGGGAACCACGTCAAAAGCGCAGGGGCGGTCGACGCCACCCCTGCTGACACGAGCGCGCGCCCAACAACGACGCGCCAGGACAATCGCTCGGCGGAGTCAAGGAGTTGGCCTAGCCCAATCATCGCGCCGAGGACAGACGACCAAGCAAAAAACGAAAAATCAATCTTGTCGTGATCCATAGCGGCGTCTTAGGTATCGTCGGAAAGCGACCTCGCCCACAATAAAGACCGCCGCCACAGCAAGAACATCCAACAAGTCGTGGATCATTTTGCCCACCGCTTTGCGTTGAGCGCAAAGGCCGCCCGCTTGCGTGTTGCAGGGTCGGGAGAACGCTTTGCTTTCTCTAGCTTTGCCATAGGAATCTTCTCGTTCTTCGGGACGTGGAGCGTCTTGTGCAGCTTGCCCTTGTTGGCAGGGTTGATTTTAACCCCAGACTTGCTCATTGGCTACCTCCTTTAGATCGGCCCCTCGATTGCCATCCAGCTTGCCGGAGCATTTTGAACGACCGTAGCTTGCGCAGGCGCTTCGCCACCGACATAAACAACGTCTCCTGCATTCAAGTGAATGACCGCTGTCGCCTGGATAATGATTCCCACTTGCGCGGCTGGCGTGTACGTCGAGTTTGCGGCAACAACGGGCGTCGCTCCGTTTACTGCTACCCCAACAAAAACCATCCCCGCGCCGGCTGCGTTCACTTGAAGGCTTATGTATACTCGATAGTAACCGTACAACGAAACCTTTACTCCCCCGCCAGACGTTGAGAGCGTCGTCCCATAAGAGTCCGTCTTCTGCATAGGAACGATGGACGGCGAAGAGGAGAGCGTTGCGGACGACGAAGGAACAAGAAACATCTGGTTCGGCGGGAACGCTGGCACCGAAATGTAATCTGGCACACTGCCCCACCAACAGCCAAGGTCTACAAACTGCGTCTGAGAGTCCCCATTAAGGAACGGTCTGGTTGAGCTTGGAGAATAATCCCCGTAGTTCTGAAATGAACAGCCAATCAAGAGGATCGTGTTAGGACCTCGCGAAACAATGTTGTTCTGCGTGTAGTTCGTACTGCTAACACGATTGAAGTTGCACCCTTGAATGATATGCGTCATCCTTTGAGTGCCAGTGTTCACGATTTTAATGTCTGCATCGCCGTTGTTTAGCTCGAAGTAGACATTCTTGATCGTTACGCCGTTCGCCCCTTCTACGCTGGTAACTGTAATGTTTAGACCAGCGGTTCCAGAAACACCCATCACGCCGTTGTTGCTTACTTGGCCGCCCTCGATCGTCAAGTTGGCTGCGTTATCTGTCACCAGCAAGCCGTTAGCAGTGTTTCGATCAAGGATTACGTCTTGAAACGTCGAAGCATTCAGATGCGTAAAACCGTCCGACCCTTTGGCGCTAACAATACCGTTGACGTTGCCTTCAAAAAGGCACTTTCGCAGGGTCAAGTATTCAACGCTGTCGAGATACAACCCGATGTTCAGTTGCTCGAACCGCAGATTTTCGAGCGTTTGCATTTCAACAACGTCGAGATACAACCCATTGACGTTGTGAATGTTGTTTCTTCCGCTAATGCAGAAGCCATGATACCGCACCCCCATAATTGATGCCGTTGCGGTCGAAGACGCCTGGATTGCATACATGCCCGTCGTCGTCGGGCAAAGGATGCTGTTCTGCGGGCCAGCACCATAGAGCGCACCGGGCATTGGCTGGCCGTCGAAGGCGTACATGCCGCCATTTGCGTAGCTTATCTGCAATGCCCCTACGCCAGCCGTTCCAGACAGCTTGTATTTTCCTGCCTCTAGCTTCCAGTTTGTCCCAATAATCGAGACAAGTTTTTGCAATGCGGCAGTATCGTCGGCGACGTTGTCCCCAACAGCCCCTTCCGTTGCCTTTGCAGAAGGGTCAATCGCCCCTAGGCCCCCTCCACCTCCGCCCCCTCCAACGATAAGCTGCTGAACTTGGTTCAAAGGAACAGCAGCGGATGGAACCGTTGCAGGAGCGACAAGAAACTGTTGCGAAGCGTTGCCGCCTACAGGTGCGGCGTTTGCGTTCACGTCTTGGACGATCTGCGCAAAATTGGCCTGCACCGGGGTTGCATCTACCGGATCGCCGTTTTTAATCGTGTAAACCAGAGGGTTAATGATAGCCATCAGTTTGCTCCAATGTAGCGAAGCGCCTCGTAACGGAAGTTAATCCGCCCCAAGCGCAAATACGGGCCGCTGTTTCCAAAAAGAACGATTTGACACGTCTGAAAGACAAGCGGGGCAGAAAAGTACAACGGCGATATTGTGGAGTTGTAGGGGAAAGCCCCCCACACACTGCCTGCCGCGCCCCACACAAGCCCAAGATTGCCCCATTTGGCTGGAGCAGTTATAGGGCGCAATGTCGCTTGGTTGAGGAGCTGCCCCTGGTCGTCTAACACCTGTATGGTGTATGGCTGTAGCCCATTTACTGCCGCAACCGTCATCTCGACTGACGCCTTTTCAGCCATCGGCGGGTCTGGCTCGATCAAACTGCTAGTCATGTTGACGGCTAGCTGCACGTCGTTTTCAACAAAAACGTCTGTTGGGGAAGTGTAGGCGTTGCTCTGAAACAGTTTTGCGCCGGCGCTGTTGACCGCAATAACGAACGAGTTGCCGAGCGGGGTAATCACGTCTGCGGGGAACGTATGGGGGCCATTCCACTTGCCGACCTTGAGGGAGAACCAATACTCAAACCGACCGAGCACGTCCGTTGTCGTCACCGTATCAAGCGAGATACGATACGTATCAGCACTGTAGGCTGCGCAGGCGCGTGTGGGCTGCGTGCAGTTGAAGAACGGATACACCACGTCAGGGTTTGGCTCCGTCACGGCCATGCTCAACGTCGGGATGGTGCGAATCCCGTCCGCCGCCATGAACATGACGCCCGCAGGGGTCGGAACCGCTGTTCGCGGCGCGGAACAGCCGACACTAGCAGTAATCTGGTTCAGCGCAAGGTTGCCGCCAGTCGTTGACCCGCCATAGCTCCAGTCGCCCGTGATCTGCCAAATTGAGTTCGCCTTGAACGCGATCAGCGCGGACAAAATACCTTGCGTTGCAGTTGAGATGCCTTGCGGCACAAAAACAGTGATCGGCTCGGTGCTTGCGCCAAGCGTCAACACTTGCCCCGCGTTGGTCTGCCGCAACGGAAGAAGCGAGTCACTGAAGTAGGCTTGGTTTCCCACTGCATACCATGCACGCCCATAAAACTGCGCAACCGCCGTTGGTACAGCGTTCAGCACGGCAGTCGTGCCGTTTATCATGTTGCCCGTGCTATAAGTCAGCGTCGTCAGGTCAATCGTCCCGATTGGGCCGCTGGCCATCGTGTAGCCTGGATGCGTGATGACGATGTAGTTTCCGACAACCGCCATGCAAGGAGGCGTCCACGCGCCACTCGTGCCTTGCGTTACAGGAACATGGTTGCTGGTCACACCGCTAATGGGCACGAACGCATTAGTTGCCGTGTCGTAGCAAAACGGCTGGTCAAACCCAGGGTAAAGCCCGCTAGCGACCATGCCAAAGACACGCGTACCAACGGAAATCATGACAGACACAACGCCGGACGACGTAAACCCGTTGAACGTTGTGATAACTGTGCTGGCAGGGCGCGGGGCCAGCATACTGTTGCTGACCGGATCGTGAATCAGGTTCGTCAGCAGTTTGCAAGCGCCGGGGAACGCCAGCTTGCCGTCCCGCGCATCAGATAGACCTACCGGCCTCCACTGGTAGATTGCCGGGTTGCGGAGCATTTAGAACCCCGTGATCTTAGACGGCGGCAGCCGGCCCGACCCGCCCGCAAACGAATTGCCGAGCTTGATAGTGCGAGCGTGGTTCTCACGATCGCCTTGCATCTTCAAGAACGCTTGCAGCTTGTTTTGCGCTTCAGCCGAGTATTGAGGCTGGCGCGTGTCGTCGGTCAAGCGCATCACGTCTGCGGCCAACGCCGTGAGCAAGTAGTCGCTGTCCGGGAACCAAGGAACAACGTTGGACGTTGCAGGGTTAGCAATATCTGGCGGTTGGCTCCAATACCGCAGCGTGAACGCAATTGTGCTGTTCGGCATGGGGTACAAGTGCAGCGTCCCGGACGCCGGGTTGCTTGCCCACATCGTCGGGTTTGACATTGCGACAGTGCCGACGTTGATCCGGTCGTAGTCGGGCAAGCTAATCTGCCGCATCGTCTGCGGCAGCCCGCCAATGTAATACCACAGTTCATGCCCGCGAACGTAGTCCGCAGGGAGGGTATAAGTCTGAACGCCAGCGAGCACCGAGAACTGCGCCGTGTTGAGCAACACGTCCAGGTCATAAGTGCGCGCCAGCGTTGCAAGGCGCATGTTGAGCAGATCACCCGCCTGCGCGGTGTACCCAGGCGCTTTTGCGATCTGCAAAGCGTAAGTAATGATCTGCTGCGCCGTAAGCATTAAACCGCCTTAGCTCGCGTTTCTTCGAGCTGCTTGACGCCGCGCTCGTGGTCGAGCGACAGTTCCTTGATCTTCGCCTTGAGCCGCTCAGAAAAGTCGTCGCCGTCCTTGTTCTTCTTGAGATACTGGCGCAAATCCAGTTCGGCGTTACGAATCATCGACTCTTTCTCGATCAGCATCGCCTCAAGCATCTTGACTTCGTTCTTGGCGCGTTGCCGTTCGGCCACAGCGCGGAAGCGGTCGATTTCAGCGTTGATCGCTTCAGCCGACACGCCGACCGGGAAGTTTCCATTGAAGGTGACGCTCATCCCGTCTGCGACGGTTGCCGCAAACTGATAGACATACCCAACGTTGCTTTTTTCACTCATAGATTAACCTCTCAGGCTGAACTCACGTTGACGACGATATGCGTCGAATGGTTTGCGCTGGCCGCGAACTTCTTGTTCGTGCGCCCAAGCACGGCTCATGATATCACGCATTGACGCCGCCTGCGCCTTCGTAACCTTGTAAGACGCGCCTTGCTGAAAATGCCGCCCGTCAATCGAGATGTGGCTGCTATGCGGAGGAAGGTCGATGAACACTTCTTCGTACTCGACTTCGACCTCGATCGGCTTGTCCTCTTTTTTAGACTTGGCGGTTGCCGCTGCTTCGCGGATTTGTGCTTCAAGTTTGTCGTTCATGCTTGCTCCAAAGAAACTGGCGGGGCTACGCGCCCCGCCAGGTTAACCATTAGCCAAAGGTGGGCGAGAAGGCCGATCCGGACTCGATGCGCATGAAGAACTGGTTGTTCATAATCATCGTGCCGTAAAAGACCTTCCAAGACACCACGCGGGTTTGGTTTTGCGGGTCAAACTTATCCGCGCCAGTCAGGTAGAACGTCTTGAGCGAGTCAAGCTCGACTTGCGCGAACGCTTCCTTACCAAAGATGAAGGTAGGATAGACCGTCACGCCAACTGCGGGGGCCGCAGGCGCGACTTGCGACACGCCAAGGCCCGTGATAACCACAGTCGCGCCCGGAGGAATCTGCACCGCGTTGCCAGACAGCGGGCCAGTCGTCGGGCCGGAAGCAGACAAGCCAAGGTTTGCCGGGGGAGACACCGTGCCAACATACACGTTGTAGGTGTAGCCCGCCGTGCTCGGCACCGTAACGCTAATGGAGCCGGTCGGCCCCGTCACGCTGATGCCCGCAGACGGCTGGTAGATCACCCTCTCGTAGTTGGTGTTGATATCCGAGGCCGTGACCTGAATGTAGTAAGTGCCCGTCGCCAGCGAACCCGCAGAACCTGCCGTGCCGGAGACAGCCGCCGCGCCCGTCCACGCCGGGACAAGGTTGGAGCGGGTAAACCGAACACCAGACCACTGACCGATCTCGTTGTTGTACAGCTTGCCAACGTCGCTGTATTGCCATGCGGTAACAACAGTCGAGTTCTCGCGCAAGTCTTGCTCGACCAGCGGGTGGATGACGGCCACGTAGTGCGGAGCAGTCGCAGCGGTGACGCCCTTGGCGTTTGCAGCGGGCTTCGTCTTGATGTCCGTCTCGCCGCCGCCCATGTAATACCGCGCGCCGTTGGTGAACAGCGTACCCATTGCACGGTTAAGCTCGTGCGGAGTCAGAACAGAACTGTTCGTCAGGCTAGCGCGTGCGCCCACAGCGCCAACGTAGTTGACCTGCGTGCCGCCCATGATCGCATTGAACGTATTGCGCTCGATGGTTTCCGTCGCCTGCAAACCGATCAACTCCACGGCCTTCTTAAAGACCGGGTGGTGGATGGTCAGTTCAGCAACGTCCGTGATGCGGATCAGGTCGCCCCACTGCGCCACGGTGCCGGTCACTTGCGTAATCGTCATCGTCTCGCCAGCGGAGGGCACGCCTTCCGACAAGGTGGTGTAGGGCAGGGGAACACGCTCGTAACGGAACGCGTAGTAGGTCGTGCCCATGCCTTTCGGCAGTTCAACCCGCTCCGCGAGTTGAGACACAACGATTTGACGCTGAGTCAATTCCAGCGTCTTTTTCTGAATGTATTTGCCGACGTCTGCGGCAAAGTTGGCAGCGGTGTTGTTTGCCATGATGCAAAATCCTTAAAAAGTCATCCGAGAGAGGCGTTCTTCCAAGTCTGCATCGTCATCCGGTGCGCCTGGGGCAGCATTGCCACGGGCACGTAACGGCTTGGACGTAGATTTAGAAGCGGCTTTAGCGGCTTTGGCGATAGACGCCGGAGCCTTGGTAAGCACATCTTCTCCGACCAAAAATTTCAAAATCGATTCGCGGGGGGCAGTCTGGCCTTTTGCGCGCATCTGCAACAGCGTCTGCTCAACCCGATCAGCATATTTGCCGACCATCGGGTTTTGCAACGCACGCTGCTGGAACGCAATCTTGTCCATCATGTCCTGCTGGC